TGTGATAGGCTCGCTGGCCTTCACGCTCTTAGGCTTTACCCCGCTCACGTTCGGGTCAACATCCTTGAGAGCCTTGACGGCCTCATCGACTTTTCCCTCCCGTGCGAGCGCCAGTGCGGACTCAAAGCCGTCTGGCTTTTCAGCCATCCACTCTGCCAGAGCCCTTCTGGCCTCTTCTGCGTCCAAAGAAAAACGCCCTTCACTTGTGGCGGCAAAAATGCCATTCGTAAAAGGGCGGTCAGAGCGCCAAATATTCGGTTTGTTGGATTATATCACTTTTAAGTGCGAGGGCGTCAAATGGGCATCGCCATTTCGCATTTCGGAAAATAGCTTGGTTATGGGAATTGTGGTGTTGTGCCACTCGCCATGATGCCGCGCCCAGACGATAATCACGTCGCCGCGCACGATAATTGCCTGCCGCTTACAGGTAGGATGGTCGCATTCGACGATGAAATCGTCGTCTCTAAGCTGGGCCAAGTTTCAGCCCCTCCACGATATCCTCTATCGCCACCTTTGGCAGCTTCGAGGCGTCAGGTGTAGCGCGGACGAACTCGCACGCCTGCTCCTTCGTCATGCCGCTCGGTGGCTCCATGTCGCCGTTGCAGATCGCCTGCATCATCTTATGCTGCTGCTGGCTACGGACAGGCAATTCCGCACCTCCTCTAGGTCATGCTCGACCATCATTTTTATCAGTTCCCGAAAAGTCACCTTCGGCTCCCATCCCAATTTCGATAAAATCTTGCTGGGGTCGGCCCTGAGATGCTTCACATCCCTCGGCCTCATGTGCTCCGGCGTGCTCGTCACATATCTCCCCCACTCGCCACCGGCAACACCGGCGGCGGCGAAAGCCGCATCGAGCAGGGCGACGATGCTGTGCGTCTCGCCCGTGCCCACCACATAGTCGTCCGGCTCAGGGGCTTGGGCCATCTTCACGTAGGCTTCCATGAAGTCCCCGGCGTAGCCCCAGTCACGGAAAGCGTTCAGGTTCCCCATCTCCAGCGTGTCCTGTAGCCCTGAGACGATACGGGCCACCGCATGGGTGACCTTGCGTGTCACAAACTGGATGGGCCTACGCGGGCTCTCGTGATTGAAAGAGATGGCGCTGGAGACGTGGAGTCCGTAGGACTCGCGGTAGACGAGGCAGAGGTGATGAGCGGCCAGTTTGGAGACGCCGTAGGGCGAAGCGGGTGCCATCGGCGACAGCTCGTTCAGGGCCGTGCGCCCATTGCCATTGCCGAACATCTCGCTGGTGGAAGCCTGAACCATGTGGGCTTCGGGGTAGTGCTGGCGTATCGCCTCCAGCAGGTTGAGGACACCCTTGGCGTTGACCTCGATATAGTGCTGGGGGGCAGTCCAGGAGAGGGGGACGTAGGACATCGCGGCCAAGTTGAACACCAGCATCGGCTGCGACTTGATGACGGCAGCGCTGACCGAGGCGGGGTCGGCGATGTCGCCCCTGAGCCATTCGACTTCAGGCAGCAAGGCCCGCATATCGGCCAGCCGTGCCTCATCCTGTCCCCGGAAGAAGCCGAAGATGATAGCGTGCGGCCACTCCTTGCGAACCTCATCGACGAGGTAGGGGCCGTCCTGCCCACAGATGCCTGTTATGAGAACACGCACGACGTGCTCCTTCATGCGAACTCCAGGAAACACTGACAGTTGGTTCGGCACTCGGTGTCCCCGGCCCCCGGCTCAGTCGGCAGGGCGTAGGGAGTGAAGGGTGATGCGCCAGCCAAGGCCACGCAGGAGATACAGTGCTCGGCGGGACGGAGCCGCCACCAAATCAGAGCACCGCCTGTCTCCTCGGCAGCCGTGACCTTGCCTTTATTGAACGCCCCATCGGTGGCAGAGCCGTACATCATCCCCCTAGTGACATCCCTTGCGCTGAGGACGGAGGGGATGTTGGCGGCGTCGAAGCCTGCGCGGACAAGCAGGTCGTTGCGCCAGTTGGTGAAGTAGCGAATCTGGGAGTTGATAAAACCCACGGCCTCACGTTGGGCAGGCCCAGGCAAATCAGAGAGGCGGCCTATCGAGCGCCCCGACTGAGATTCGTACCCCACCAAGAAGGAGGTGGTGGCCGCCTCTCTGATTTCGGTCTGCATCAGCCGTGCCCACCTAGCCTCAGAGAGTTCGCCCGTCAGAAAGCGCTCTGTAAGATTAGCCATGCGGGCACGGGCTGATGCCTGCGCCAGAAACTGAGCCGCCTCGCCCCGTGAGAGCGTCTCAGTTGGAGAAGACTCAAGGACCATTACAGCTTGGTGCTCCCCTCGTAGAGTTTGTCGCGCCGCTTTCTGGCGGCGGCGAATATCTCGTCCGTCAGTTCGAACGGCTCCGGTTCCACCATCTTCTGGCCGCGTCGGTTCTCCTGGTCTTGCGGCTGCGTCTCAGAGCGCGGCTTCTCACCCGTCCGGTCAGGTGACCGTTGCGTCTCCTCCTGCCGTTTCGCAGGAGGAGTGACAATCGCTTCAGGAACATCAACACCAGCAGGCTCCCTCGGTAGTTCCGCTTCTTCGCGGAGGAACTGTCTTAGGTTGTCATCCACGGCGAGGGCACCGACAGTTGACAGCCCTTGCAGGTAGAGGGCGAGGGTCTGGATGTCACGCTGGCCGATGCGCCCGTGGATGATGCGGGGGAACGGCTCGGAGACGCCGTTGAGTTTCATCAGGGGGGTGACCATGTAGCGGTTAATCGTCTCCTCGATGTTGTCCATGATGCTTTTTATCGAAAGATGGAACAGGTCGCGTTGGTCGCGGGACAGGGCATACGAGCCGACCTTCTGGCCGGACTGGCCGAGGCGCAAGAACTGCGCCAGGAAGGCCATCGCTATCTCGCCCTGGTAACGCTGGATTATCCTGTCGAGGTCGTAGCCGCGCTGTCCGGCGGTCTTTATGACATCTACCTGCCAGCGCTCCCATTCCTCCTTGCCGACGCGGGGAAGGTAAAAGCCCATCTGGTCATCAACCTTGTAGCGCTCCAGGATGTTCTGGGCTTCGGCTTTATCGGTGTCATCGGCCCCGACTGGCGGCGTGATGACGAGGTGGCCGGTGGCCTCCCGCTCAGCGCCTATCGCCTCAATCTCCTCCAGGTTCGTCTTCTTGTAGTAAGCGGTATAGGCGTTGCGGAGAAAGCTGTAGCCCTCCGGGTTATTCTTCTCCCGTTCGGTGCGGAAGAGGACCGACTTCTCGATGGGTATCAGCGCCTGGGTGAAGCCCATGCCGGTAGGCGTCATCGCCTGCTGCCACATCCCGTGGATGCCGCCCGTCTCATCCAGCTCCCAGCGCATGAGCGAGTCTTGGCCTCGCAATGCCACCTTCTGCCAGCCTATACGGGCGTCCTCATCGCGCCGCTTGTAGACGACCTCCATGTAGGCCCAGCCGAAGGGGATCATCGTCAGCACCTCGTCGATGAACGACATCCAGGTATGGCTCATGTCGTTCATGCAGGAGAGGAGCCATTCGGCGTCTTTCAGCTCGCCCTTGTCCGGCTCAATCTCCCAGCCCACGCTGCGTAAGGTGTCCTTGGTGGCGCGGAGGATGGCCCCAATCATGGGGTCATTCTTCCGCATCATGTCGTAGGCCTTGACGCCAGCGGGGCCTCGCAACTCAGCGAGGAACTCTTCCATAACACGGCCACCGGAGACGCGCAGGCCGGAGACGCCGACTTCACGGCTGGTGGCGCTGATACTGGGCTTGCTGCCGTTCTGTGTGACCATCTAGAATCTCCTCCACCTACGGACGTTGCCGGTGGCGATACGGGGGCGGCTCTCCTCCTGCTCCACCGAGGCGATGCTGGTGGGACGAGGCAGGTGCCTGACCGGCTCACCGGACGTGCCGATGGTATGCCCGCTCAGGCGGATGCCGCCCATGAAAGCGAGGGCGAGGGCGTCGGCCCTATCCGGCGACTTGATGCCCCGCTCCTTCATCTTCTCCTTGCTCTCGATGATGAGGGCTTCCCTCGCCCCTGTTGAATGGTACTTGTGGCGGATGGCCGCCAACTGAGTGATTAGAACCTCGTCGTTGGGGATGGAGATACGGCCCTCAAGGAAGCGCTCCCTGAGATGCCAGTACATCTCCGTCCTGACGTTGGCGAACTTCTCGTAGTCGTAGGCGCGAGAGCCGCCGTTGATACCGGACACCCTGTAGCCCTGCTCTTTGAGCCTATCCACAGGGCCGCCGCCCATTCCCGCCTCGTCGATACGAACCCTAGGCGGAATCTTGGTGCCGTCGTCGGTGATGACTGTGTACAGGTCGATGAACGACGCTATCCAGCCGGTCATCTCCATCAGGTCTTTCTGCCTGAGCGTCTCCAGCCGGACGACCGAATCGCCGCGCCTGACCACCAGAACGCTCTCCGAGTCGCCATAGCGCCCGATGTCCACGCCGATTTCGATAAAGCCGTCGTCCTCGACGTCCCGCTGCGCTGCCGTCTCGATGGCCGACAGGGGGATGAGGGCGTCAGCCTCGGCGGTGGGGAAATCGCCCAAGACACGAACCTGCCAGAGGGCAGAATCTTCGCTCCACTCCCGTCGCTTCTCGTCCACCCATTCCTTAGATGTGAGGTAGGGCCGCTCCTCTTCTGTGCCCATGAGGTTGGGGGAGTCGAAAGCGCTGATATGGATGGTGTTATACATCCAACGCTTGACGTGGAAGGCGTCGAAGAACTCGCCTGAAGTCTGGGTGGGGTTGCCGATAGCGAGGAGGCGGGAGCCCTGAGAGGTCATCAGGCCGTTTATGGCGTCCCAGTTGGTGACGGGAATGCCGGACGCCTCATCGACGATAACGAGGAGGTTCTCGGAGTGGAAGCCCTGAAACTTCTCGGACTCGTCGGTGGCGAGTCCGAGGGCGAAGCAGGAGTCGTCGATACGCAGTTCGGTCGTCAGCTCATCCAGCTTCGGCACTAGCGGCAGGCCCAGCTTAACCTCCATCTTCTTGGAGAGGCGGTGTATCTCTTTCCAGAGGATAGAACGCACCTGCCGCCATGTCGGTGCAGTGGTGATGACGACCGAGGGGTAGCGGGTAAACAGGAACCAGAGAACTACGGCGGCAGCAGTAAAGGTCTTGCCGACACCGTGGGCTGAGCGGACTGCGGTTCTGGGATTCTCAAGGACGCTGGTGAGTATCTCTCGCTGCTTGCTCCAAGGGTTGATGCCGAGCACGCTTTCACAGAAGGCGACGGGCTTATCGCGGCACTCCTCACGAACAGCGCGCAGCTCGTTT